TATATGTACTACTGAGTTAAATGTATGATTTTTATTTAATCAGGCGGAGGTCGTCAGTCTCTATTTTTCTTAATATGTAAAGATGCAATATTCGGAAGGGGATTTCTAAGTGCTTTTTCCTTCTCTGGACGGGGTTTTGTGTTTCGCTTTACGTTTTCGGCGGGTCGGTAGAACCTTCCCCTCTCGGGGAGGAGCGACGTCCAATTCGCTGGGTGTATCACATACCCCTGGTCTCGCGCTGAGCACATCCTCATCAACAATGACGTCAACGATCGCAGGTGATGCGGGGACGGGGGCACAGCATAATGGAGCTGAAAGGAGTTTCTGGGACGTTTCGACGGAAGCCAGCCATTCATTGAATAGCTTTCTGTCGAACTCCGGGAACTGCTCATCAAATTCCACGTCCATCCATTCCGCAACATTTCTATTGGGGTACTGGACGGATTCGTGGAATTTGCTCCACCAATTACCGATTCCATGAAGACATTTGGGTCTAAAGGGTGACAGCAGTAACACGCGTTTGCAGAAGTCACCGATGACGGGTGTATTACCGTCAGTGGCGACATAGGACATTGCTTTCTCGACCAACTTTTGCTCAGGAGTGACGCCTTGAGGGAGACGAACCGTAACATGGAACTTCGAGAGTTGTCTCTTGACATCGCACATACTATCAGGAAGTCCATTCCAGACTTCTGGTGAATAGTAGCGTGCCAAGAAATTAACTCCTCGGTCCCCTCGTTGCAGTATGTTAACTTCCAGGATGAGTCCGACCTTGCTTGCTGCCCAAAGGTGGTTCTTTGAGGGGAGGTCAGCATCAAGACCGTCGTCACCAAGGTGAATTCCGAGCGCATTGAAGGCTTGTTTCGGCGTATACTCGCTTCCGTCGTCCTTACGGACGTTTCTGAAGGCGAGATACGCGGTAAAAGCGGCGCGTAACGTTTGGAAAAGGCTGGTTGCAGAACAGCCTGATCCATGCGAAGAATCCTGGTTGAACGTGGTTCCGAAAGGCAAATATCCTTTATTATCGACATTTGTCTTCAAGAGTTCATTCAATACAGTGCGGTGATTCGTAAAGGCCTTCATACAAATCACCCGCTCAACCCGGCGCAACGTGTAAGAAATCGTTCCATCCATGCGGTGATAATCAGAAATATTGACGGTTTTTGCATTACGACAAATTTCTGCCACACGGTTAGCGATTTCTAACGGTGTTTTACCGGGGCCATACCACGGAAACTGTTTGCAGTGCTCAGATAAAGCGAGTGCGAACGTGGCCATGTCCAGTTTATCAGCATCATTGTAAGTTGATATATTGCGCGGGTCCTTCACATCAGGGTACGCTTCTGCCTTACAAAAACACTTCAAGATAAACTGGCGATAGTGGCCAGTAAGCACTGCCTTACGCAGCGACAGCTTCTGGGCAGCACTGGTCTGCTTAGAATCTACAACTTCATAACAGACGGGCTCCAGGTGCACTTTCTGCACAACGAGTTCAGCGAACTCAGTCATGCATTGGTCACGGAATGTGGAAGGCTTAGGTTCAGGTTTCTTTAATTTATTTATCCTGCCTTCCACGCACGCTTCCTCACCAGCTTTATTCAAAACTGGCGCGAAAGCTCCATGAACCAATGGGCTCATAAACGCGGATAACTTCGGTCTCGCTTCCTGGTCGAACTCCACCGGCTTGTATTGGTAGGCTCTCACGCCCTGAGCGACAGGAAAAACTGTCGGACGGACGCAGGGGCCCACCTTACGGTGAAATTCAGTCAGTACAACTGCAGACGATCGGTCGTCCTTGATCCAACTCGCTGTCGTGGGTAACATTAAATTCGTTGTACCCAGTCGCGCGGCAGATGCTATGCAATCATCCACTGTCGCCTGGACGGTGGCACTAAGCCATCCGTCGGGGCGCGCAGTGGTTACATATGGTGTACCATCTTTACTAACGACATTGAACCTCACAAACGGCGTGCCATCAGGGGCATGCAAAAGAGGTTCAAAACGGTCAAGACTCTGTTCATCCAAAAGCAATTTTGGGATCCATGAAGTCATCAGGCCCCATTTTCGCATGGGTGATAACAGAATCATTTGACGGTGTGTGCCAACTTGTTTTCTTTCAACGGCGTAGGCCACAGCTCGATAAGGAATACCGAAAAATGTTCGGTAAGCAATCAAGCTATCTTGAGCATAAGTCCAGAGGTGGTGTTCATAAGAACCACCTCCTGCGACGAATGTCTTCAAGGTGCCACTCGAGGTGAAGTAAAAGCTAGTGTCATCCTCACCAGCACTCGTCGCCTTTTCAGGAACGACGGTGTAGATGAGGATGGGCTTAGCTTGGCGCGTTAACATATCAGGCATATCCAAATAGTAATCCAAGTCGCATAAATACAACAACTCATCCTTAGATGGTTGATCGCATCTGTTGGTCGCATTAACGTCTTTGGCCCAGAACCACTGGCGAGATCCTCGAAGGCCGCGTCTCTGATCAGAGCGCGACATTCCAACAACGTAGAGTTCGACACCCATGTAACGACACATGGATTGAGCGAACTTCGTCGCGGCGGTTCTCAAGCCAGCGGCTGAGGCGTGCGTATGACCCGGGGTAAGCAGAACCGGGTCAATCTCATTAGAGGTGAACGCGTCTCGAGCGAGATCTGACTCAATGTCAGGTCGCTCGGAAACGTACTCCCCAAGGAAAGAAACAACAACTCGCAAACTTTCCTTCTTCGTCATCACATAAGCTATGGTGGCCGCAGCTCCCAAAGCTCCAAAATACAATATTTTGCGTGATGGCGGCATCGTGTGATCAGCAC